TTGTTCCGAGAACAGCACTCCCTTCCCGGGCTTTTCTACGTGCGTCGCCATCTTTAAGTTTCCTTTCAATAATTGCTGCAATCTGACTTAGCTCTAAACCCCCGGAGATACGCACCCCGGGGAGTCCGATCATTCCTCGATCTGATCCTGTTGAAGCCGCAGTTCTTCCTCCGCTGCTTGCTCTGCGGCACTGCCCTTTGGGAATTCGACTGCTCCCGACTCAGCAAGTGCTGCACGCAGCTTCGTTCTGTCCATCGCGTTCATGCTGGTGATGAATGCCTTGTTAGCCGCTTCCAAATCTTTCTGCTTCTGGGTCTTCACCTCGTCAGTGACCTTGCCACTGTTGACGATGCGTTTAACCAGCGCGGCGTAGTTCCCGATCCACGACTCCACCGTTGTGTGATGGGAGAACGGTGTTTCTAGTCCTGGAACCATCAGAGCGTGTCCGTCTGTGATATCCATGACCGTTTCTACAGGCTCTGTAGTGGTCAGGACTGCCTCAGATACCTCTGACACCTCTACGGCGCGTTTAGCGGCCTTCTGAGGCTTCTGCGGGCTATCGTCAAAGTCCTGTACCTCTTCCACGCTGTAGGTGCCAACCACACATCCGGGATAGACGGTACGGATACCTTCTGAGATACACCTAGCTCTTAACATTGCTCTGGGGTAATTGCGCCAGTTGTCTTTGCCTGCCAGACCGATCTTGCGTGCCTGCTCGATAGTCCACGTGATGCTGATACTGCCGCCCTGCGGATGGGAAAACTGGCCGGTCACCTGATCGTCTGTGTAGGTCTCCCAGTTGACCTTGCCGCCAGCGGACTGAAACCTTGCCAACATCGCGTCCGTCTTGAGTGCTGGGCGGCCCTGTATTACGTGATAGTCCCTAGCTGCGATAGCCGGGTGCATACCTTCTGCCTGAGCGATAAGCATCAGGGCCATCGCCTGATCTGCGGTTTTGACTCCGAACAGTCCGGACTTGGCTACTGCGGATGCCATGACCGAGATCTGGTCGACTGGAATGAGTGAGTTAGACATGGAAACTTCCTTATTTGAGTAAAAAGCGGCGTGAGCCGGGTTGTTCCACAACGAACCTGTTGTAGATGTCTGGCATGGCGGTCTGGAACAGCTTGGAGTCGAACCGCTTGCTGGCTTTAGCTGACTTCCAGGTTGCGAGGATCTCGCCTGCGTAGGTGCTGAGTGTGTCGTTGTCACGCATCCACGCGCAGATCTGAGCCTGCAGCCCTTCCTCTGCTTCCTCGAGCTTCTTAATGTCCTGCTTGATCTGCTTGAGGCTTGCAGCAGCCCGCTCTACTTCTGCCGTGGCAGTGATTAGTGCGGGTGCAGATACTGCGTATGCCAGTTTGCATTCCTCTAAGGTCACAGGATCAGGCGTTGTGTCCGTCTGAATGTGACCCCAGAATGTGGCTATACGCTCCAGATGCTCCTGCTTTTCCTGCTCACCTATCTCAAGCGGAATCATCAGATGCTCCTGACCACCGATCAGTACAGACATCCAGACCAGATCCGTATTGAACACCAGAGCCTCGTGGACGCACTGCGCCCTGTAATAAGGCGGGACGATCCGGCTATCCTCATCGAAGTATTTCCGTTGACTCAGACCGACGTTCTTGCATTCGACCAAAGCGGAGCCAGTCTTGCCGTCTGTATGCGACCGCACCCATGGTTCTGTAGGGTGCGTGGCAGGCAAGTCGAAAGGCTCGACCTCCTCACCTAACCGTTTGCTGGCAAGTGAGATGAGAATGGGCTGCATGACATGACCCATCTGGACTGCTTCGATGCCAGACAGGTCGTCAGGTTCTTTCTTGCCCTGCTTCTCGAGCACAACAGACAGGCCATGACCGCGAACGATCCTAGCTGCGTCTGTCGCCCAGATAGCAGAGTTACGAACCTCAGGACTGAAGTCGCTCATGCCCCCTCCCAATCTTCGGGAAGGCCTGGTGTAACCTCAGGGACGATCCGCGCCTGCCAGTTGAGGGCGTACGTTCCGCAGAGCGTATTGATATGCCTGCAGATCTCAGCTTGGATGTAGCTGCGGGAACCGGACACTATGTCCGTCACTGGGCTGTTACTCGGATGCTGACAGTTGTCAGTCTGAGAGTTGAAATGTTGACAATCGCGGCAGAACTTCATTCGGAAACCTCCGTTGTGTGACACTGCGGGATGCAGTGATAGGATTAGATCATGATCGGATGATCTTTCCTAGTAGGAAGTGAATTGAATTTACTTTGTTGTTTCAATTACGGGTACGCCAGAGCTTGAGCATCAGGGCGCGTACCTCTTCTGCGTATGGTCTGCCCTTCATGAATGCCAGATGGTGCAGGGCTGGAACTATCTCAGCTGGTGACGCTAGGCTGAGGATTGTCTGTGCGTCCCGCTCTATCTGCGCGGGCCTGCACGTGTTGCAGACAATCTGTCCTGTATGGAGCATGACGATCTGGGTATCGTCGCCTAGTTTGGTGCAGCCCAGACACTCCCATTCGACAGTCATCAGTCGCCTGTATGCGCGAACCCAAGGATGGGGTCTAGTAGGGGCATCTGTTTTTTCTTCTGGGTCTGATTCTGGTGCAGTCGGGGCAGCGTGCCAGTCCACCAGGAATAGTCCCCATCTGGCCGCCATGCGGGTATCGCTACACCCATCTGCATGATCTTGTGTATCTCAGACTGTGTGTTGTTCCCGCGCCTATGGGACATACCTATAGCCTATCAACTATTGTCAGACTCCCGTCTATCGTGGGTCTTAACAGCAGACGGGGTGGTGAGTAGAGCCTAGCCATAGGAAAGAGAATCCCTACAACCAGGCACCTTTATGACGGGTATGGAGCCGCGTCACCTCGCCAGCCGTTCGCGTATGGGGTGCTAGCTTCGCCGCCCCTGCCCGTGTCTCAACGCTTCGTCCCAACAGTACGGGCTGTCCCCTGATCCCTGCCGTTTACCCCAACAGATCAGGCGGTCGCGTAGACAACAAAAAAGGCCTTTAGTCTACCCCCGGTCGAAACCTGCTTATTTGCAGGCGGGGGCAGGCTAAAGACCTCAGTCGTTTCGACGCGACAGGCCCGATACTAAGTCAGGCCCGCCGGGGTTGTCAACAGGCTACGCCAGGAACCAGCTGGCAACTATCACCGCGACCAGCAGAACAGCGCATACGCGACCGATAAACCGATCCATCCGGTCTGCATGGCTCATGCGCGAGGGCTCGATCAGCATCCCCTGCAGCCGGTAGGCGTCACCAGCGATACGGGGCGCTTTACGGGGATCGTATGCTGATCCAATCTTAACTTTGCACTTATTCATGATTCTTCCCCATCAAGGTATTGAATGGCCTGCGCGGGCGTGTAGTCGGAGCGGAGCATCGATGCCATGAGCGCGATGCGGGTGCAGTCTGCAGAATGGTCACGTCGTCCAACATCGGCGCGCCATGTCGCCATGAACAATTGGTCGGCCATGCGGTCAGCAGCGTAACGTGGCGCTTTACTGTTGTTGAACCATGTCGGGGCCGCGCCAGCAATGCGACGGCAGATCAGATAGAGCATGTGAATTCTCCAAGGTCAAAATGGGGCCGGTTCAGGCTCCGGTTCCGGTTCGGGTGGTCGGGGTGTGCGCAGCCGACCGAACGGCCACGCAGGGTTAGTCTTAAACGGCCATGAGGGGGTCGGTTCAGGCTTGTTCATCAAGTTCCTCCGGGATCTCTACCTCATGGCCGAGTTTGGATGCGACAAAGCAGCGCATGGCTGCGATAAGGGGTGTTGTGCCCTCAAAAAGGATTGCCTCTCGTGCGGTTTCTGCTTTCCATGTCACATCATCCCAAGGCCATACGCTAATCATCTCCTGTTCAATAATCGGGCCACCTTGTGCCCAACTTGTGGAGTAGTCGGTCTCATCGCCTAGCAAGATCTTTGCTTCAGGCCAGCCGTCAGGCAACTCACACTTAGTCACCGCCCAATCGAGGGCGGGGCCGGTTAGATCTGCTGTTTTAATTTTCATGGTAGGAAACCTCCAATTGATTGATTGACTACAGCGACCCGCACTAGCGGGTTTCGGTGCCAGTCACGGCACCATCATCAGGCTGCCTGTAGTTGAATCAAATGGCCATGAGGGGATGGGGTTAGTTTGCAAGGTTGCGGGTTTCGGCGTGTATGTATTCAACAATCAACGCTTTGAACGCATCGATTCTGTGGTCGCACGTTAGGATCATTCCGGCGACACCCCCATCTGTTGCGCCGAGTGTTTTCTGTACGGTATTGGCGATCACGTTAAGCGCTTCAGTCATGCAATCGTCTGCAAGCGCTTCAACTACGCTCGCGAATACTTCGTTTGTGGTTTGAGTCATGGTCATCCTCTCAAAACGAAGAACAGAACACGATGGAATCGTCGAGCACTGCGACAACCTGCGTCATTTCCTGAAGGTATCGAGTAGCGACTAACTCAGCCCCTTCGTCGTCGTCGTCGTCCAATTTGTAATCGCGCACCACCTCGTCAAAGGTCGCCTGTGTGTATTCGCAGCAAATGCCGATCACATCCAGCTCCATCTCCTCACCCATGTCGGACTCAAGCTGCTCGAAGTAGTCGAACATGGCGCCCAGCGCCTCATACGTGAAGTTGCCGGGCCGGATGCGCTGGAATGCGTCACGGAAGTCTGAGCGGCTGACTGTGGTTTTCATGCTGCCACCTGCAAGGAACGTGTCGGGAATTGCTTACGCAGGTCTGCCAGCACCTGAGCACGGATGCCGTGAGTATCGGGATTGTTTTCCGGATAGCCGAGCAGGTCGAAAGCATGATCGACGGCTTGCTCGATGGTCGGACGCGACGGCAGGTCGAACACAAGCTGCGTGGCGAGTACGCCGACGACACGGCGAGTGTGCAAGGAAAGGGGAATTGTTTTCATGGTAGGAAACATCCTGCTGGTGTGCCGGTAGCTATCCGGCGTGCTCATCAGTACGGGTGCGAACCGTAGACCGCCCGTAGGCGGTTTCGCATGTTAGATGATGAATTCAGGGTGGAATTTCAGCTCCCACTGCTCCGCTTGTGCTATCAGCTCTTTCCTGCTCTTCGATGTCATGGCAGAACGGATCAGTGCCGACATGGCACGTGCAAGCATGTCATCCATGCCCAGCTCATATGCTTTTTGAAGCCTTGCCACTTCACGCTGTTCTGATTTAGTCATGTTGGAAACCTCCTGTTGAGTGCCTGCACAACCCGTGCAGTGATGACATGATGACATGCTTAGTGTCCCGATACAATGCCTCTGTGTTTCATTTTTGTAAATAGTACATAGTCTATATATATATAGATGGGGTAGGTAGTAGTTAGGTAATGGATAGGACAGACGACGGGTCAGACGGACTACCAACATCCGCCCGGCGATAGGTTTTATCTATGGGGGGTCTAGAATCAATCGGGGTCGCGACCATGGGGGTGTGCACCAACCGGGGTCCGTCGATGCCGTGTAAAGCCTGTAGACGCGTCTGAGCACGGGTCTGGACGGCATGGTCGGGTAGGCGATCGCCACCAGTACGGCACGGCCGAGTGCGATGGGTCGGAGGGGCCGCGTGGGCGAGCACCCCCCGGGTCTCCCCCCATAGAAAATTTCTGTTTTTGGTAGACTGTTTCCAGCATCTCCTCCTGTGTATTGGATTAGCCCGCGCTGTTGCGGGCTTTTTTTTCGCCTATACGCTATGATGAGTGATGTACTCAGTTAGTGAGGTGATGATGGAGAAGTTAGAGATTGAGGCTGGTGTAGTGCCTCCTGCGCCTCGTAAGGTGTTCAGGTATCCCCATGCGGACATGGTGGTGGGGGATAGCTTCCAGGTACCTGTGGCACACAAGGCGAACGTGTTGAACGCTAATAGCAGGGCTACTAGGAAGCTGGGCTGGGTGTTTATGTCGCGTACAGAGGGTGAGTACGTGCGTGTGTGGAGAATTAGGTGAACTTTAATCTCAATCAGTTCTATACGTTTTGTTCTCAATTAAAGATTGAGACTAAAGAACAGGGATTAAGGAAGATGGATCGTCTGCTGGGGACGCAGACATATGTTATGGACGAGATAGCTAAAGGATTAGCTGATGACGTTCATTTCTTTGTGATTCTTAAGGGGAGGCAGCTTGGAATCACAACAATTAGCTTGGCACTGGATCTTTACTGGCATTTCATCACGCCAGGATTACAGGGCACGCTTACGACCGATACTGAAGAAAATAGAGAAATGTTCAGATCCACCTTATCCATGTATATGGAGGGTCTGCCAAAGGAGTATCGGATCCCGCTTATTGCACATAACCGCAACCAACTTTCCCTCAAAAACAGAAGCCGTCTCTTTTATCAAGTCGCTGGCTTGCGAGCCAAGGGAAGTCTGGGTAGAGGCAAGGCCATCACTTACCTCCACGGAACAGAGACAAGTTCATGGGGAGATGAAGAAGGACTAGCCTCCCTGCTAGCTTCTCTTGCAGAGACAAACCCTAACCGTCTGTACATGTTTGAGAGTACGGCGCGTGGGTTCAACATGTTCCACGACATGTACGTGACTGCGAAAAGAGCGCGCACTCAGCGTGCGATCTTCTGTGGCTGGTGGCGTAACGAACTCTATTCCGTAGAAGGGGACACGCCGGTCTACAAGGTCTACTGGGATGGCAAGCTCACTCCTGAAGAAAAGGATTGGGTTAAAGAAATTAAGAAACTTTATGGTGTGGAGATAAATAGCCGTCAGATTGCATGGTGGCGCTGGAAGCTGCATGAGGGCATCAAAGACGAATCCCTGATGTATCAGGAGTTCCCGCCTACTGAAGACTATGCCTTTGTGATGACTGGCACATCTTTCTTCTCTAACTCCAGATGTACGGAGATGGCGAAGATTGCCAAGAAGACTGATGCCGAATACTTCCGCTATTCATTCGGAACCTTCTTCCAAGATACGGACGTTCTGAAGTCCACACCTCGTCTTGCTAGCCTCATCGTCTACGAGCAGCCTATAGACACTGCGTACTACGTCATCGGTGCTGACCCTGCTTACGGGTCTTCAGACTGGGCTGACAGGTTCTGTATTCAGGTCTACAGGGTATATGCCAACGGTCTGGATCAGGTGGCTGAGTTTGCTACCTCAGAACTGAACACGTACCAGTTTGCCTGGGTGATTGCTCACCTTGCTGGCGCTTACAAGAACTCCACACTGAACCTTGAGATCAACGGCCCGGGTCAGGCGGTCATCAACGAACTCAAGAACCTGCGAAGACTGGCAACCGCTGCTGGCGGCGCTGTAGGGCGCGATCTGATGGATGTGCTGGGCAGTATGCAGAACTACATCT